GATCTCAGCACACGATTTAACGATCATCACAAGTGGAACGAGGCCTCCAGACTTGGATTCGAGAAGATAGCCGTCTGCACGCAAGTCACTCTTCTGATGCTCGACGTTGTAGAGCGTCGCTTGATTGAGCACTATCGCCCTCGGTGCAACGAACTGCTTCGCCCATGATCGGATAGCAAACCGCATCGAATGCGGCATAGGCGGCCGCCAATGCATAGATGATCCGAGAATCTTCTTCCGTGATCGGCGTAACGATCAGACGGCCGTCTTCAATTTCTACCTTCATAAATCCTCCTAAGAAAGACCCACAGAAGCGCTCTCAAAAGAAAGCGCTTCAATTGGCCTTTCTCTCTGCCCGATGGTCTGAACCAACTCCCGGACAGAGAGATTCACTGCTCAGGTCTGCCTATGTGCGCTCTTACTCGCTCGGCGTGAGGTACTAGCTCCGCGCCTTGAGGCTTTCCGTCGCCCGTCTGACTAATCATCATCCGGTGCCCCTCCCGGCTTCCGGCCGGGGGAGGGAGATATCGGCCTATATGTGTGCCGATAGATGTGACTATAAACATGTCTATCATCAATGTCAATAGGTGTAGCTATACAAGCATGTATAAAAAAGCCCGTATAGGTAACGGGCTAAGAAAGGTTCAGGGGCATTCTATCGTCTTCGCCGATATGACCGCCGGTGTTCAACCATAACGCCAATGACGGCAAGTCCTTCTGTGCGCGAGTTG